TTATGAATATGTTGCTAAATTCTATAATGATAAATGTGTAGATGATTTTTCAGATAAACTTACATCATTTTTTAATGTAGAAAAACAAGGTAATACATATGAACTATTTCAAGATGGTTCAGAACTAATCTCAAACAATCCAAAGTTCCAAAAGTATAAAGGTAAATTAGATATTTCATTTACTTCACCACCTTACTTTAATAGAGAACAATACTCACAAGATGAAACACAATCCTTCAAAGCATATGGTGAGTATGAAGATTGGAGAGATAACTTTTTAAGACCTACTCTAACAACAATTTATGAGTATCTTAAAAATGATAGATATATTCTTTGGAATATAGCCGATATTAAAATCGGTGAAAATACTTACTATCCACTTGAACAAGATTCAATAGATATCTTAAATGAGTTGGGTTGTGAATATAAAGGTAAACTGAAAATGTTAATGACACGAATGGTGGGATTAGACCCAACTTCAAGTGGTATTAAAAACGCAGTTGAATATGAAGGAAAACATTATAAATTTGAACCGATTTTCGTGTTCCATAAAAAATAAATAATTATGAATCTAACAGATATAGCAAGAAAGTTCAGAGTATCTGAAAACTTTCTTAACTCAAAGGAAGATGCACTATTGATTGTACAATCTTCTATTAATGATTTAATCAATGAATTAAATCTTGGAGTTATTGATGAAAATAGAAAACAATCAATAATTACTAAATTAGAAAAATTATCAGATTTTTGTAAAGAAGTAAAAAACTCATCATTTTAATATGGCATTCTTTGAAGATACAACAAACCAAGAGATAAATAATTCTCTATGGGTTGAGAAATACAGACCTCGTAAACTGACAGAATATGTTGGTAACGAACATCTTAAACAAAAGGTAAGTGATTATCTTCAAAGTGGAGATGTACCTCACCTTTTATTTTTTGGTAAAGCAGGTACAGGTAAAACAACCTTAGCAAAGTTAATTGTTAACTCAATCAATTGTGATTATATCATTATAAATGCATCTGATGAGAACAATGTAGATACAGTTAGAAATAAAGTAAAAGGTTTTGCTTCCACTATTGGTTTTAAAGATATGAAAGTAATCATCTTAGATGAGTTTGATTATATGACACCAAATGCACAAGCAATCCTTAGAAACTTGATGGAAACATTTTCAAAACATTGTAGATTTATCCTAACTTGTAATTATGTTGAGAAAGTTATTGACCCAATTCAAAGTAGATGTCAAACTTTCCAAATTGTACCACCAACTAAAAAAGATGTGGCTGTACAAATTTCACAAATCTTGGGTAAAGAAGGTGTATCATTTAAACCAAAAGACCTTGTACCTATCATTGATAGTTCATATCCTGATATTAGAAAGATTATTAACACTTGTCAACTAAATTCATCCAAAGGAGAATTAAGAATCGATACAACTTCTGTAATTGATTCTGATGTAAAATCTAAAGTAGTTGAAATTCTTAAATCAAAAGATGATAAGAAAAACAAATGGAAGAAAATTAGACAGGCAATTGCTGATGCAAGAATACAAGATTTTACTGAGTTATATTCTTTTCTTTATGAAAAGGTAGATGAGTATGGTGGTGGAAATACATCAAATATTATTCTTATACTTTCAGAATCACAACATAAAGATTCATTAGTAGTTGATAAAGAAATTACTTTTATGAGTTGTATAATTCAGATTGTAGGGATTTTATGATAAAACTAGAAACAGATTCACTTGATGTTTTATTAAGAACACAGCCAAAACTAATGGTAATGTTTGGTACTGATTGGTGTGGTAATTGTGATATTTTAAAACCAGAGTTTGAAAGAGTTTCTAATCAACATAAAGAAATTCCATTTATACTTATAAATCCAGATGCATCACCTCAGAGTAGAAGTTTAGTTGATTTAACAAACATACCAATGGTAGTTGCTTTTAAAAAAGGTAAAGTTATTGCTAATGAATATGGAAATGAAAAGGAAATAGTACAGAAAGTACTAAATATTCTTTTGTAGTATGAGTATTTTAGATAAATATGTATGTAAAAATCCCTTTAACTATTTAGATGTACAAGATAAAAAATCATATATATGTTGTCCATCTTGGTGTGATACTGATATAAACTATGAAAAAAATGATAGTTTAGGATGGGAAACAAGTAGAACAAATGAAATAAGAAAATCGGTATTAGATGGTTCTTATAAATTTTGTGATAAAAAAGTTTGTCCAAGTTTAAGTGAACTTATTCATAAAAAAACAATTCCTCATAATTTTATAGAAAAAAATAAATTTCTTAATTATTATAACATAAATAATATAGAAGATGTTTATAATATTGATTTTAATCCTGAATTCATATTATTTGGATTTGATAGAAGTTGTAATTTAAAATGCCCATCTTGTAGACATTCTCTTATACCAAATGATAGAAAAGATACCCCTCAATATATTCAAAAAAATAAAATATTAGATATTATAGAACGCAAGTTTTCAAAAAATGTAAAAAGATTATTAATAACAGGAAGTGGAGACCCATTTTATTCAAACATTTACAGAGAATATCTTCAAAACTTTAACAAATCAAAATATTCTAATTTAGAATGTATAAAAATTATCACTAATGGTAGAATGTTAAACAAAAAAATGTGGGATAGTTTAAATTGTACTGAATATATAAAGGATATTGAAGTATCAATTGATGCTGGTAGTAAAACTACATACGAAAATGTTACGAGACTTGGTGGTAGTTGGGATGAGTTGATTGAAAATCTAAAATTTATAAATACAATACTTACTATTGGTGTGATTCAACTATCATTTGTAGTTAATGAGTATAATTTTCATGAAATGAACTTATTTTATAATACTATGATAGATATTTTTGGTAAAAGTAGTGGACAAAGGAAAGTAGAAATAGTATTTAGACAGCATGTTTATTGGAAAAGTGGTAAATATTCAAAAGAAGAAGTAGAATCTATTAAGGTATTTGAACCACATCATCCAAAATTTTCTGATTTTGAAAAAGAGTTTAATATTTTATATAGAAAACCTTTTGTAAATCATAATTTTAATCACTTAATGAAAAAAACTTTAGTTTAATTTGGATATATCGAAAAATTTTCGTATATTTACAAAGTAAAATATAAAACTATGAAATACGACCCTAAAAACCCACTTTCAGATGAAGAATTAGATAAGTTGGGTAAAGAAGATTTTGATGGATTCCTTGAATACATCGATGGTATGGATGCATACAAAAAGAAAAACTTTAAAAAGAAACTTTCAGAGTTTAAAGAAAAAAAGAGAGATGTTCTCAGAAACACTGGTATCCATAAAATAAAAACAAATAGAGACCAGTGGTTCGATTAAACAAATAATATTATGGCAAAAATAGTAGGAATGAATGGTGGACAACAACCACCTCAACAACCAAAAATTGATTTAAAAGATGCAAAGGAAATGACCTGCCAAGAATGTGGTGGTTCAGTATTTATACCAGGTAACAAATTCTTAAAAATATCAAGATTAGTTACAGGTCAAGCAAAAGATGCAATCATACCAGTAGAGTTATATCTTTGTGGTGATTGTGGTGAAATCAATAAAGAATTATTACCAGACGAATTAAAACCTGTGATTACAGATTTAGATGGCTAAAACATTATTCGACCATATAAAAGCAGTAACACAATTTCAAGACCCAAAGTATTGGGATAAACTTGAAGAAAGTGATAAGAAAACATGGAGTAACTACATGATTCATCGTTTCTTATCTATGAATCCAGATTGGATTGAAACAATTTCAGAAATCCAACCATTTACACAAACACTAGAACCCAAACAATTATATCAACTTTTAATTGGATTGTTGCCAAAGGGAAGGTATTATTTAAAATATACCAAAGGAAAGAAAGAAACAAAATACGAAAGTTTCTTATTGGAATTAATTAAACAAGATTTCCAATGTTCTTCATCAGAGGCACTTGATTATTGTGAAATTCTTTATGCAACACGAGAAGGAAGAGAAAATATTAAATATTTATGTGAGAAGTATGGTGTTGATAAAAAAGAAATCACAAAGTTAAAATTAAAGGTATGAGTTCCACTTATTGTAAATTACCCTTTGTACATCTTTACACTCAAGCAGATGGAGAATTAAAACCTTGTTGTATAGCAGGAGGATTTGATGAACCCATTAATCTTAAACAAATGAGTATTGAAGATGCATTCAACTCACCTCAAATGAAAGAGTTGAGAAAGGATATGTTAGAGGGTAAAAGAAATAAGGTTTGTGATGTTTGTTATCAAAGAGAAGATGGTACAGGTCATTCCCCAAGAATTGATTTTAATAAAAACCCACTATGGATTCAACCAAAAGTTGAAGATGATTTTTCAGTCCCATCTGATTTTCAACATATCGATATAAGATTCTCAAATTTATGTAATTTCAAATGTAGAATGTGTAATCATGATTTTTCATCAAATTGGTATGAAGATTTTCAAAAATTAAAACCTAAATATGGTATTGATAAAAAACCAAAAGTTCTAAAAGTAACTGAAACAATTGTTGAAGATTTAATTCCTCATTTAAATAATATAAAAAGTTTTTACTTTGCAGGTGGAGAACCACTTATTATGCCAGAACATTATAAAATTTTAAAACATTTGTATGATACAATGAAACCATATCAGATGTTAATTAATGGAGAACAAAAAGAAGTAAGAAATTTATCTATTCATTACAATACAAATTTATCTGTCATAAAATATGATGAAAAAAGTTTAATTGATTTATGGAGAGGATTTAGTAGAGTTTACTTATCAGTATCATGTGATGGAGTTGGTAAGGTAGGTGAGTATCAACGAACTGGTTTCAATACAAAAAGATTTGAAGATAATTTAGAAATTGTAAAAAAATATGCTGAACCTAAAGCAGTTTACAAAGGTGGAGTGGGATTAATGTATGGATTTCAATATACCACTACAATTATGAATGTTTATCATATTTTTGATTTTATCGATTATATGTTAGAAAAAAATCATATTACTTCAGCAGAACAAATAGATTTTTATTATGCTTGGTCTCCACTTGAATTTTCATTATCTCAAATTTCCAACGAAGAAAAAGAAAAAATTACAAAGTTTATTGATAAACACAAAGAGAACTATACAGAAAAAACAATCAATGAATTAAATGGTATTATTGAATTTATGAATTCAAACATGATTGTGAATAATGAAGAAATATCTGAATTAATTAGATTTGATTATATTAAAGATATAGAGCAACTTCATGGTGGTAAATTTGAAGATGTATCACCAGTAAAAATAGTTAGTTAAAAATTTGGATTTCTCATATTTTTTTCGTATATTTACATAGTAAATAAAAGTATTATGGCAAGAGTAAGTTACTCACAATATGGAATGTATTCAACTTGTCAAGAACAATATAAACTCAATTATATTGATAAGTTAGGAACTTCTTCAGCAAATATCCACACAATTTTCGGTAGTGCAATGCACGAAACAATACAACACTTCTTAGATGTGATGTACAATGTTACAAAGAAACAGGCCTTATCATTAGATTTAGAAACAATGTTATATAATCAAATGGTAGAACATTTCAAGAAAGAATCTGAGAAGATGGATGAAGGAATGTACCCATGTAAGAAAGAAGAGTTAGGTGAGTTCTTTGAAGATGGTAAAAAGATTCTATCATACTTTTCAAAGAAGTTAGATAAGTTATATACAAAGAGTGGTTTTGAATTAGTAGCAATAGAACAAATCCTAAACGCTAAAGTAAAAGAAGGTGTTAGTTTTGTTGGTTTCATTGATGTACTACT